TAATTTTGAATCCCACCTTAAACGATCTGCATCAGAAACATGGATTAAAGTGTTTTCTACGTGATTCTGTAAAGCAGCCATAATGTTATCAAGGTCTGCATTCCCGATATAAGGCAAATCTACAATTGGGACAATACCATCCCCTATTTTTATTTGGGCCGAATCAGAATATAAGCATATTTCTCCCACTTTGGGAACGTACAAAGGAGTTTCCGCCCATCCCTCTGCTGTGTTTTCACTTACAATATTCAAATCCGCAGATGTCTTGTCCCCGCTCAAAGTAACACCGTTGATCGAAGGCTTGTTAGTAAGACTACTATAATCTTTTGTACCTCCACCAATAGGTGTTGCAGATTGCAGTTTAAAGCTTTCTGAAGAATTTAATCCAATTTCTAATTTAGAATCTGCATTTAAGTTAATAGCAAATTTGTTTACCATAACTACACCTCGTTTATAGCGAAAGTAACTTCGTTTGTAAGCTCCAACTGCCCCACAAATGTTTGTTTAATTTCTTCCCCTAACACAACCTCTATATCAAACACGTATTTCCCAATCTTTAACCTATCTGTGTCTTCAGCTTCAATTCTAAAATAATAGCCTTGCTCGTTTTTAATTATTCCACCATCTGATAAACGTTTCTGAAAGTAATAATCATTCTTTGTATAAGATTGCTTTACAGTAAAATAAATTTCATCAAACTCTATTTCTGGATTTGTCCCATCTGGATTCTGAATGCTGAACTGTACAGGCCGTATATCGCCTCTAGGCATAACAATTTTCATATTATCCCTCCCTGAACAGAGCAAGCCCAGTTTCTTCTTCTGTTATAATACTCGAAATAGTAGATTTAAAAGAGGTCATTAGATAAGTAAAAGCGTCTGCCCTGTAAGTTATACTTGTCTTACCATCATCACACCAAATATTATTCAAACCCTTGAATAGATTTATATCCAACTCAGAAATATCATACTCAATAGGTGTTTGTATGCGATATACTACAGTAACAGGCGTACCAGCTGTATTTTGCGCAGCTAAATAATCACACCAATCATTCACGGTAGTATAATTAGAATCTGCAAAATAATGCGCTGGCGCTGACGGTGTAGGAGAGTCGGTGTTTCTATTTACGCAATAGTACATATCAGTCTCATCATGATCGTTGTCCACACACTTATAGTGAGAACAAACAATAGCGATTTGATTGCCACTATTTTGGTCTGGCATATAGTTAAATCTTTGATACCTAAACACTCCATTGCTTATAGTCCATTGCCTTTTCTCTATGTCACTTCCAGTGAATGTCTGGGATACCCCATAAACCTTTAGCTTGCCAGCAACAGAATCTACCTTGCAAGCATATACTAGGCCAGCACTAGATGGGATGGCAATATCATACTCTTCTCCACTATATGCAACCCACTCTTCTGGTACATCGTCGGCGCAGTATATAGCAGGATAAAATGTAGCATTTATCGTTCTCCCACTGGGTACTTTTATTCTATAATATATCCAGCACGGTTCTGTTAGTGTTACAGTACGAGTATTTAAATCTGAATCGCTATAGATAGTAATATCAGATCCAATTTGGTCAAAATTTCTATTTAAAATAGAAATATAATAATAAGCCGAATTCATTGGAGACAACGATTCTGCCGGGATGGGTGCCGGGAACACATATTGCCCAGCTGGCAAGAATGGGTAGTTACCACTTTTAATAGCGCTCTCAGACGCAGTATAATCTGAATAAGCATCATCAGTAGCCGTGCCTTTCACATGAATACCACCATCGCCAGGATCACTAAATTCAATACCATTGTACTCTGCTCTGATGCGTCTCATCCCACATAGTAAATTTTTTCTCGCTTTGTGCCACTTAATACTCTCTATTGCCCGAATAGGACGAATATTAGTAGGGCTAGGAGTTCCACTACCATCTTGAGTAGCTACTACATCAAATTCCAAAGAATCTGGAGCCAAGGGGGCAGCGTCTTCAATGTGTACCATATCTTGTTCAGACAAAGTTACATTGGGAGACATATCTTTGATGTAATCCTCTAGTTCTTCCACGCGAGTGTCTACATTTTGAATCTTTGTGCCTACATAATCTCCAATGTAACAAATATCGCTGCTAGACATTATACCATTGATTATCAACCTAGCCGTATCATCAGGTGCTACAATTCTTTGATTAGACATAGTAACAACGTCTGCACCACTATTTGCAATTACCTTACTATTGCTATCAACAAAAGCAAAACAGCAATAACCTTCATCTGCGTCTGCGCTGGTATTTATAATAAATACATCACCAGCGCTACATGAGTAGTCAACACACTTATAGCCATTACTAGCGACCCATTCAATATTGCCACCAATAGTCCCACAACTAATCCTATAGTTTGAATACCATTCAGAATTAGGGAAAGAACCAGCTAGGCCATTGTCTACATTCTGATTAATTACATACTCAATATCGCTTGTAGACGCAGCAGAAATGTTGCTTCTTGCAGTTGACTTCTGAGCTTCAGAAAACATCTGAAAGTCATCAGCAGAGACACATCCATTCAGAATAGTATTTATGTTTATCACTGCGTCCCAATATTGAGTATTAGATAAGGCAATACCAGAAGGCACAGCCTTTTTTGCAATATAGTAAGATAAGCCGTCTGAGCTACTGACAAGATCAAGCACTTCGTATGTGCTGTTAGAATTATGCTCTCCCTTGGGAGTCATTCTAACTTTGCCAGCAGTTTTCCATGCTGCCATCTATATATCACCTCACTTGTTTATTTTTGTTCTGTATTTTTTATTCTGTGTTTTTTTTTGAAATAAAAGAATAGACTGCCGTAATAAATTCGATTGCTTATCGCTAAACAGTTTTACGAGTATTTCCTGTACACCATTTAATCGCTCCAAGGTTAGCTGTAGGATTCCCGCCCATTGGGCCGTTGGGGCTTACTGGGCGGAGTGCACCTCCATCGTAAACCTATAATAGGTGCGGATAATCATTTGCTGTAGGACAGAAATAAGTAAACTCTCCATTATGATAATCATAGATTTGACAACTATATCGTCCTGACTCATCTTCATTCATATTAAACATTGTAGAAAAAACCATCTGATGATTAATTTCACCGGAAATATCGCCATTTACATCCTTATATTGTAATATAACTATCTTTCCACTATCGATTGCGTCGTTAATCTCTTGCCATGTATGGTCAAGAGTAATTATATTGGTTTCTTCGTCATATGTGCTGTCTACCACCATTACGCCGCCTGTGGAGCCACCGCCGCCAGTGCGTCAGTATTATACCTTGCAGTAACGTCATTTAAAACTTGAACTTGAGGCATACTATCCTCTCCTTTCAATTCAACTCAACATAAAAAAAATAAGGCCACTTCACACATATATGCAAAGCAGCCTTGCTAATATTTCTAATAACACTTCACATATAAATAAACAGAGCGGTAAGTTTCCACTTACCACCCTGCCGCTCAATTACTTCTCTTCCATTACGCGCATTACGCTTTCAAGCATAGAGCGTTTTTCTGGGTCTTGTTCCATCTGAAGCCACTGACGCAGATCGTTCATAGAGGCTTCCTTCTCGCTTTCATTGTCGTAAGACCTACGACCAGAGCGACCATTCATGTAAGGATTACCCATACGTCCAGAATACCTACCATAGCCATACCCACCACGAGTATAACTATTGCCACGACCATACATATTGCCGCCATTATAATACCGATTGGTATAAGAGCGCTTCTGATAATCATCGTCCATGTATTCTTCGTCTTCATAACCTTCAGATTCCTTCATGGCGCAACGCAATTCCATATAATAGCAAATCTTCTGAAGATCCTTCATATTCTCAATGTCTTCCCTCTCGATGCTTTCCTGCTGAGAGGCAACATTAGAAGCAATCTGATAAAACTCATTTTCAAGCCTATCAATAATCTTCTTATCTTGACTGTTCATCTTGACAAATACCTCCTTTTCCTATTAATAATTTAGATCTGACCGTTCAAATTTAATTACCAGATTCCTAATATCAATAGGTTGAGTAGAGGTATTCTGAACCGCTACATACTGGCAACAGCCCTTTAAAATAGGCAAACTCAGTTCTGTACCAATGTGATTAAACTCTTGTACTGCCGCAGGAGTAGAATCCATCTGAGATAGAGGATAAGCAATACCGCTAACAGCCAGTGCAACGCTAATTGGAGCCACAGTTGCTCCTTCACTTAGAGCAACATTCATATTTACAGTAGTGTCGTATAAAACAGAATTATTCCTCATACAACAACAAGTGTTACTATTGTTTAAGCGACGCCCACTTAGAGAGAACAATGGAGTTTCGTCTTCGTGCTGAATCAGTCCCGCAAAGCAAGGAACTACAGTTGCAGTAAATACAGCAAAACCACCGGGCTGTACGGTCTGAACAGCATTAGCGCTATATTCAGCCATTAAACAACACCTCCCGATAATTAGCCGCAGTTACGGCATCCACAACCATAATTCTGAGCGCAACAATTAGGATTCTGCACAACATATGCAGGAATAGGAGCAGGATTCAGGTGTTGTTCAAGAGCCTGAGTCTGGGCTAGATTGTCGGTTAGGATTTGAGCAGTCTGAGCATTCTGAGAAGCAGCTAGGTTAGCCATAGTTAGCTGACGCTCAAGATCAGCGATCTTCTCATTCTTTGCATCAATCTTGTCTTGGCACATCATGTCAAGAATGCGCTGAGTATTAGCATTGTTCTGGGCAGTTACAGCCTGTAGGGCGTCACCGATGGCTGCGCGATCCGCACATGCTTCAGTAGCTACAGTATAACGAAGTTCATTAGTGGCAGCGCGATTGTCGCAACAGCATTGTGCAAGCTGGCTCTGAATACCATACATAGCCGCAGTATTGGCATTCTGATTAGCATTCAGAGTAGCTAGTAGATTAGCCTGTTGATTGCAACGAGATACTTCTGCATTAGAGAAACCAGTAGTTAGAGCATTGTTAATACCATTTAGGCCAGTCATAACAGCAGCTTGGTCAAAGCCTTGACGCACTTCAGTACCAGCACAATAACCACCAAAGCCATAAGGCACATACTGAACACCATTCCAGCCACCATTGCCGTTACCATTACCATTATTGCCCCAACCGCCGAAGATAGCGAAGAAGAACAGGATAATAATCCAGAACCAACCACCGTTAGCACCATCACCAAAGCCACTATTGCCGCCGCCAAAGTAACCACCGTTAGGATAAACATTCACCGCAGGCTGTTGCTGATACCTAGAATCAATAATCATTACACAACTCTTCCTTTCAAATTAAGATTTCATCTTTTATCCCTTCTTTTCTAAATAATCTTTTAATTGGGTATTTTTTTAATGAATGATAATAACCATAACCATAACAAGCCAAACAGTTTCAAATACATTGACCGTAAAATGTATGAAACTAACTATTTGAGCAAATTCAAACTACTTCATGAATCCAGACTGTTGAAATTGCTGTGCGAAATTAGAAAACTGATTGAACTGTTGATCGTTCATTTGACCAGAACTTCTAAGATAGTTGACCATAGCCTCTGGATCGTTTTGATAACGTTGTGGAACATTACAACCAATGCTCATCAATGCGCCAATTGGGTTATTTTTAAACTGATTGAACATCTGCATTAGGTTCATCATATTGCCAAGTGGCCCAAAGTTGCCAGATCCCATGTTCCCGATATTGTCATTTCCGAAGAAATTACGCATCTGATTCATTCATTCTCACAACCTTCCCACCGTTGCCAACGCAGAGTTCGGATAAGGTCTTATTTAAAAAATCCATAGTAACATAATTGCTATTATTGTTCTTGCTCTTTTTAATAGCGTCAGAAATCATGTTCCTAATGTCATCTTTTGTTGCATATTTAGACATGTCTGGAGCGATTTGTTGAGAATCATCTTCAACGTGAGGAGTAAAATCAAAGTCTCCTATTACACGTTGCCTTCCCCTCTCGTCATATCCTTTGATATAAAAACGATCTACGTCATCATCCCAAAGAATTTGAACATCGACACCATGAGGCAATTGGTACGCATCTGCGCCAAGTCTTCCTGCTACAAAAATACGGTCATCTGCTTGTTGCTGTTGAACTTGTGGCTGATTATAACCATTCATTTGAAAATCATTCACTGTGGGATTGCTAACTTGATAATTTCCCATTGAGTAATTGGCATTGTTGTAATTCACTCCATTATTCCAGCCATTATTAACATTCCCATTATTCATAGCATTGGCTGTATTATTCCTTGGAGCGCCATTCTGGTAGCGATTTGGATTTCTATAATTTCCATAATTATTGTAATTTTGCATTACTCTTTCCTCCATACTGACGTGACTAATTCATCGCCGCTGTCCCACGTATCAATGTAATTTCCATCTACGGCACAAACCACATGAGTGCCAGTAGCCAGAATATAGATTCCATGTCTGTTATTCTCACAAAAATCTCTTACTGTATAACAATCGGGGCAATTGCTAGGCAGTCGGTCATTTACAAACCCTATAGAAGACAAATATGTTCCCCATACTTTGTTTACACTTGGCATGTTTTTCATAATGTAACCTTGAAGACATACATGAATATAGATGTCATCCCACGAACGATCTGTAGCTACAGCTATCGCTCTAATTACACAATCATCAACATATTCGCCTATAGGATTTGGATTAACATGAATATACACGAGGGTAAGCCTCTACCCTATTTATTATCTGTTTTTATATGGGCTTTTGTTGCTTTGCTTTCTGTTGTACCCACCGTCATATTGCTTATAGCCTCTGGATTGCCCCTTATTATTCCAGTTGGCTGTATTATCTGTATGAGAATTGGATTGTTGTGTAGTCGTTTGCTGAATGGGAGCTTGTACTATTTGCTTCTCGTCCTTGCCCTCAAAATGCTTTTTTACTTCCTCAAATTTCTTTTTGACTTCTTCTGTGAATTCTTGCCCTGTGGGTAACTCTATTTCAGAGATATAGTCAAATTCTTCTTTTGTAATTTCGTTTATGTCTTTACTTAATACGATATATACCTGATAGCACTCTACGCAATCGCAATACTCTCGCCAAGATTCTAGGCCCATTGATCTTAGCTGGAGACACCGCTTACATAGCCTGTATCTGTGTCCACAAATCTTACATGTGGTATTTGCTTCAGGAAGGTCTTTACGATTGATAGGGATCACTTCCTCTCGATTGTTTTTATTGGGGGTTATTGGGGGGTTATTTGGGGTTATTTGTGTACTGTTGGCTTGCGCATTGCCAACAATAAAAATTGGTTGATTGTTAATAGCCTCAAAGTATTCATTTACGCTTATACGTTTTATATAATAACCGTTACATCTTCTGTTTTTGCCAATTACACATTTTAACGAATCAGAAGTCACTCCAATATATCTTGCCGCTAATACTGTTGCTTCAAAATATATGCAATTCTTATAGTCCGCATCTTTAGAAATAACGACAGGTTTATATAAGCTATGCAACTTTGCTTTATCTAATCTATTTTGAATATATTCTTCTGTAGCCATACTTTCATATGCCCATATGCAGTCTAAAACTTGCCTTCTATTTTCTCTGGCGCATTCATTTATATGTGCTCTTTTTGCGCCAGTTTGTCGAGAAGCATCTGCAAAAGAAATATAACGAGCAATAAACTCACCATCTGAAATTCTATATTGAACAACCGCCATGTTTCGAGGATCATGCTCAGTGTCATGTATTCGTCCTTTAGCTTTTTCTGAAATTTTCTTTCTTGTCTCGACGCTCATAATTCTACCCTTGTTTGACTCTCCAATTTTACGACGGTGCTCTTCACTTTTCTTTTTGCCTCGCCTCTGTTCAGACATTTTCTTTCTGCTTTCCTCGGAATGATATGAGCCTTCTTCCCCTCCGGGAGAAATATTATAACCATATTGTCTTTCATTGGATCGGTACAATGCAATTAAGTCTTTCTCTATATTTACAGCAGATTCACGATTAATATATCTGGCTATAATCTCATGCTGGATGTTGTCCCAGCCGTATTTTTTAATTGCACGATAAACCAGTGGTTGTTCTTTATATTTACATCCATCATGACCAAATCGTTTTCCTTCAATGTCTTCGCTATGACAAGTAAGACCTACATACACTTTCCCATTAGGAAAATAATGACAGTAAACTGCAAATGTATTTGAATTATCTTTGTTGTTATACAATTAGTTCTTCACCCCAAAGAGGCCACCCAAATTATTTGGGTGGCCTTGAATTTATTGCTATTTTGTTAATTATATTAAGAATTTGTTGAGGCTTCGGGCACGATCAAGCTATAGAGTAATTTTTGCTTATCGCAATAATCCTGCTGCGCCCTTAGAGTAAATGCATGAGTGGCGTCGGTGGCGAAGTCTAGGTCAACGTCAGGGGCCAGAGTAGCAGAAGGCATTACTAGATAAGCATAGTATAGAGTGGACTTGTCGCAAGGATCGCAGCACAGAATCTCTAGTACAAACTTACCAGCCTTGGGGAAATCCTTAGCAGTATTTTGGAGCTTGACAGCCTGACTGCCAGAAGTACCATTGGCCTCGTACTCATAGAAAGCAATAATGGTATCACCGACAGCTAGGTCGCCAGAGGCAAAAGTCAGAGTAGTGCCAGTCTGAGTGAAAACACCAGCTGCGGCAGTAGAACCACAAGTAAGCTTCTTGCCCATAGAGCCGTCGCCATTTAGCACATACACATAAGGAACGGCGTAAGTCTCCCCGGTGGGTAGCACGGGAGTGTGAGTCAGGGTAGCAGAAGTTGCAGAAGCCATCTCGATTTCGTCAAAGATAGGCACATTGAACTTATTCTGGGCAGAAGAAGACACTAGAGCCTGATCGCCGCCACCCTGAGCAGCAAATAGAGTTAGATCCCACAGAGCATTTTCAGCAGAAATCTCACACTGCTTAGCTCTGTGGAATGTCATGATAGGAGTCCCGGTTGCATCCACGGCATCCTGAGAATCGGTAGTAATGCTGATAGAGAAGCTAGAAATCTGAGAAACAGACCACAGCGCCTCACGAGTGGTGGTTGAGAACATTACACCACGGAGGATTCTATCTATTACTAGGTTAGAAATATTCATAGCCATATTGTATTTCCTCCTTTTATTTATTGATATTTAAATCCGCAAATCGCAAGAAATCTTACTCTTCACGAATTTCCCTCATCCAATTGAATTTTTCATTCTTAATCTTTTTACTATCAATTGTTCCAGCATAAATACCATTCAACAAGTGATTTGTACTATCAATCAATCTCGCCCTTTGAACGGCATCCATAAACTGAAACATAGTCAAATCCCACACATCTTTATATCCGTATTTAAAGCCAGAATAATTCACCATTGCAGATACCAATCCAAACAGATTAGACTTGAATTCCTTGTTCTTCGCAAGTTCTCTATTCTGTCTATCTTCATCAATCAATATCTGCTTGGTATACTTATTGCCAGCACGTTCAACTTTCTTTTTTATACCGTGGGACTTACACAAACAGTCTTGCATCTTATAAAATACAAAAGTATCAATCTTAATATCATTCACTCTGTCATACATCATTTTCTTCCCATCAGGGGCTTCAACAAGAATGAACTTACTAAAATCAAGTCCGGGAAAGAATATTCCAGTCATATCAGGAGTCATTTGACCCGCTAATGCAAAGAATAGTTCAATATCACTTAACTCCATCCAATCAATTCCAACATCCCACAATACAGACTTCATGTCGCTTGGGATCGCCGTAAGATTAGATAATATCTGGTAATATTGTTTTTCTCCAAACTTGATTACATCTTGAAGTGTTGGCTGTGCATATGTGATCTTTTCTGTAATCTTAATTGACTTGCCAGACAAAAGCGATAAAGTATCTACTCTAACGACTGCCACTTATTTTACTACCTCTTGCAGAAGGTATTATTGAAATCTTTCACAGAATACACAGAAAATAGACCACTATATCCACGGCTAGGCACTTGCATCACATCACACATCTTCAATGATACCTTTCCAAGGCCATACCTTGTGCTGCCATTAAGCAGTTTATCTATCTCGGAGATAAGTAAATCTGTACGAATTCCTTTGTCAGTACGCATCAAATCTTGATGAGTAAATACATATACGGTAAGGCACAGTTCAGTAATCAAATCATCTTTCACATTAGGCGCAGTTACAGTAAAGCATATAAATGATTGGGCATTTTCAATAGTAAGCGGCACGTAATTGTAAGGGAATATGCGTTTATACCGCATATCTCTACCTGTAATATTTTGAGGATCTGTGCTTAGCTTCATAAGATTTACAATCTTATCAGATGTGCAGATAGCTTGCATTAGCGTTTGCTTGTATGTAGTAAATTCCTCAAGATTCGCCATTACAACCACCCGCTTTCATCTGTGTCATCGTTAGAGCTATTATTGCTATTGCTTCCACCTTCATTATTACTACCGCCACTGTTATTACTATTGCTGTCATCCAAATCATCCACAATGTCCTTGACTCTGGGAGCAATTCTATTTTCCAAATCGTCCTGACCAGCCACAAATTGATCTTCAATCAGTGTTATTTCAATATAGCCGTGCCCAATACCATCAGTATCATCCTGTGGGAACGTACCAGTCGTTACGTTCCTACGAGTTACCTTATACACGTTTGGCATTATTCCATTCTCGGTCATAGTATCAATAAACTGATCTGCATCAATAATAAATCTATCATCACGACGGATTAAAACCGTCTCTTCATCAAGCCTAACAATTATCTTTAGCTGAAACTCACCTATGCGAATTCTAAATGTACCCTCTGTACCTTCACCATACTTGGTAGCGTCCTCGCCTTTACCAACACGTTCAATGATTTCACCTTTTGCATTCTTCCAACGCAATTTTGTGTTGCATTCATACATCCTACCTTTAGATTGTATTCGCCTATCTGCGTCCATCTTATATATGATGTAATTCACACCATTCCAGTTAACAATGTCCCCAAGGTCGAATCGCTCATCAGGTAAGGATTTAATCTTTTTTATTTGTTCATCGCCTTTATCTCTAGTAATCAAGACAAGACGATCTTCGCCGTTGATTGTTACATCTTCAGCATCAATTGACTTTCTAAAGTCTCTTGTGATTCTATGCTTAATATCTCGTAACTGATACTCTTTCATGCTATCTACGCCATTTGAACGTGAGATAATACGACCTAATTCATAGGGAGTGAATGGCATTTAATCACCCACTCCCTATTCGCATATCTGGATAAACTGTCCAGTAGTCCTATCGCGCATTTGATACTCTGAGATTTCAATCCTGAGTTCGTCTTCAAACTTCTCAACCATATCAACAAATGTCTTACGCTCATTTGCAGGAGAATACATATTGAGGTCGCTTGAAGTCATTACTCCATGAAATGTCCTCAAGGTAGTCAAATCACGATTTAGATAACATAGGAACATCGCTTTTACTAAGAGGTTGATTTCAACATTAGTCAACTTTTCTGTAAAAGCATCACCGTCAGTCGTTGAATATACATTTTCAACTACAAGGATATTGCATAGATAAGAAGTGGCTTCTTTCAGCAACACTTCTGCGCGTTGCCCAGCCACTTCCATGCTTTCTTCTTCATCAAGCTCAAAGTAGCTGAAGAAGTCTACATCTTGCTCAATGTAATGATAGAAAGATTGAATAACATCAGAAAATGTTGTGCCATTTTCCATAGGGCAACACTCCTTTAGATTACTTCTTGGCGGTTGCCTTCCTAGTTGACCTCTTGACAGGAGCAGCCTTCTCTACGGGTTCAGCAACCTCGCTATTCGAGGTATCTTCGCTAGACCCACCAACAGAGAACTTCTCCATAGCCAACTTTTTCACCAAATCCTGCATTTCTGCAAGTTGACGCTTTAGATCGGCAACCTCATCCACGGATACCTTTTCTTCAACGTCAGCTGGACGAATAACAATCTTACTTGTTACATTGCCAGCATTCAGTTCACGATACCGAGCATTGATAAGGTTAATTACATTCTGGGACACGTCGCGCTTCTCATTAGTAAACCTAACCATCATACCGCGAACGCGCTCAAAAGTAATCAGATCCTTGATGTCAATAACACGTTGCATCTTTTCAAGACTTGGATGCATGATAATATCTTCAATATCATCATTGTACCAAATCTTATCCTTCCAATTCTTAATGCCAAGAGCGGCATACATACCTTCCCTATCTTCTTCTGCGAAGGTTAGGAGGCCAATATTGAATACCTTGCCACGAGAGTGAGCATACTCAATCTCTTCAAAATCGACAAAGTTCATAGTCGGCTCTCCATCGAGACAAGGCGGGAAAATGTAGTCGCGGCGTTGGCCTACAAGGTTCACTTGAAAAGGACACTCGTTATATACTCGGACATCTTTCTTTCCTCTATAATTCATCTTTTATCTCTCTTTCTCTTTTTTTTATTGGCTTTCTCGCTTGGTAGTAGTGTTAATCCAAGCGAGAAAGTGAATTACTGAGCCATTACGATCTTGGCAATCTTCTCAGGCTTGGTAATCATAGTACCAAAGCTGAAGCCATTGGCCTTGATATGGACATGCTCGGCATTGTTGTCCATAGACTCATAGACGTGAGTCTCGCCACGAGTAATAGCAGAACCGATCTTGCCAGCGACACCCAGCACGACCTGATTGGGGATAACTAGGTTGCCATCAGCCATCCTGCGAACGCCAGAGAAACCACGCATTTCCTGACCAGCATAATAGCCGATAGAACCATAGCGACGCCATGCTTCCTTAGCTTCATTGGACTGAATAGAAGCGGCAGAGGGCAGTTTGCTCATAGCCATGATGTATTTGTTCTGGCCTAGGATCACAGTGCTTTCGCCGGGTTCGGCAATATCCATTAGATATACAGCCAGAGCGTCAGCAGAGGTAGCAGTGGGAGCACCAGTAGCCTCAGAGATCAGGTTGGGAGCAGCAGTCACAGCGGCAACAGCACGGTTGAACAGGATGCTCCAACGCTTCTGGGCGAAGGCTTCACGCATGTAGTTCACTAGGCTGGCAACGGTCTTGTAGCCGCCACGGCGTAGATCAATGTAAGGGATAAAGGTTTCGGCCTGTAGTTCCTTCCATTCAGGCCGCACACGAGTGAAGTCGATGTAAGAGGCATCCACGTTGCCACCCTTGATAGACTCATACACCTTAATGGTGTTCTTGGGTTCGACTTCGCCATAAACATCGTCAAACTCGCCAATAGAAGACTCGTCAAACATCATGGAGATTAGCTCGTCGGGAGCAGCCACAACATCATTGGTAATAGCACGACGTACTAGCTCTGCAATTTCATTGTCCTTATCAACACCGCGCTCACCAATCTTACGCGCCCACTCATCCATAACTTCGGATGCTTCACGATGCTCATCACTTAGCTCTAGACCATACTGGACACGCTCTGCCCAATCGACTAGAAAGCCATTCTCCTGCATCTTAGTAGATAGTTCTAGGGTCATTTTTCATTCCTCCGTTTCATTTAATTGCGTATAATTAGTCTTGACTAACTCTAAAATAAAAAAAATATTTAATTAGCCAACGCACTCGATCATATACATATCGAGGCCCCAAGGATTCTCATAAGCACCTAGGAACACTAGACCGCTGGTGCTAGTCTGGGCGGTATCCTTAATATACTTGCCAGCAGAGGGAATTACGGGATCGCCAGCAGATAGGCTGGTGGTAGTTACCTCGGTAGTGGCAAAGATGTCGCCTAGCTGTAGAGGCACACGAATGCATAGATCATTAGCCTTAATCTCTTCGTGTTCTGCATCAGTAGGCTCCATAACAGCATTGATACCATCATAATTCTTGGTGTTGGTCACAACAAAGTGAGAAGCGCCAGTAGCCTTGGATAGCTTACGAGTAGCGGGGTTATAGGCGACAGCAGCGCCATTAACCATTGCCTCGTTTGCAACAGAGATTGCACGGGGCTTTAGTTCGTTATACTGTACGATTGCAAACATGTTTCATACACTCCTTTTCATAATTCATTTTGATTCAATCTTTACGATTGAAAAACTTCCTCAGAATATCATCTGGGGTTACAGACTTTTCTTCCTCACCAAGTACAACAGATAGAGTAGTAGTCTCCTTGGCTTCGGATACTTCAACCTTCTTGGTCTTTTGCTCTGCGAGACTTGCAACTAGGCGGTCAGCAATTTCAGACTTCAGCCAAGATTCATTTAGCTCGTTAATAGCATTCTGGATCTTCTCACTTGCAATTTCTTCTTCAGTAAAACGACCAGACTTAACAACATAGTCGCGCAGCTTGTTGACAGCTTCAGAATGTTCAGCTTCAGCCTGAGTTGCCTTAATCTTGTCAAGTTCTTCCTTGGCCTTAGATAGTTCTGCATTCTGATTCTCAAGTTCAACAATACGATTATTGGCTTCAGCGATAGCGTTATTCTTGTTTTCAATTTCAGAATTAATCTGTAGAGGAGAGATAACCATTTCAACATTCTTCTTATCATCAAGAATAACCTTATCACCATCAACACGATAAGAATACTGAACGAACTCAAGTTCCTTCATACGCCAAGACTGTACAAGCACTAGCTTCTCTTCTGGGAAGATCATTGCAACATCCATATAATCTTCGTCGTTAATCTCGTTTAAAGCAACGCGAATCATCCTAGAAATGTCACGAACGGTCTTCATTGCGCTGACCTCTTCGGCTGCACCTTCAGCATCTTCAGATTCCGCAGACTCTACTTCTTCAGTCTCATCAGTTGTAGACTCTTCTACAGGATTATCCTCAGACACTTCGGCAACCTCGTTGTTTTCAGCTTCGTTAGTCTCAGCCTCTACTACTTCTTCGGTTTCAACAACCTCCGCAGTCTCTTCCTTAACTTCCTCATTAGAAGTGTCAACAACGACGTTCTCATTCACATCCATAGATAGTTCCTCCTTTCTGTTGGTGTCATCCAACTGATTTGAAATTATATTTGAAGCTGGCTCAGATTCTAAGTCTAATGCCAGTGCTTCACTAAATGATTCAGCGGCGAGGTATTCATATTGATCTGAATTTTCAGAAATATCTAGCACTTTAGCGGATAAGCCATAAGCGGGGTAGCTCTCTGTACCTAACAAGCAGTTCCCAATAAATTTATAGCCCTTAATATACTTCACTCCGTTTGAGAAAGAATAGTCGCTACTCTTCAGCTCCCAAGAGTTATGTAACTTGCCTGATTGGTAAAGCCTTTGGATTGCATTGGTAGCATTCTTGAACCTTGTCCACACCACCTCGGTGGCATATAGGCATGGCAACTTTTGAATCTTGCCATCAACAGTTTCAACGTCCTCTTCGACAATTTCAACATCTATAATTGTACCAATGGCAGCTGTATTAAATTCAACCTGACCATTTTTCATACTGACTTCGTGTCCACCAAGGTCATCTTGACCATTGCGCTTTACATATTTTGCAAGCAAAGGGCAATTAATAAGAGACTTACACTGCTCAAGAGAACTCTCATCATAATCAATTTGAACATGATTTAAATTTGGACTATTAAAAAAGAATACCCTGTTTTTGAGAGTTAAATAATCTTTCTCTTCAGATAATTCTACAATTTTAGAAGCAAATACAAAATCGTTATTCAACGGCCTCGCCTCCTTTCTTTAGAAATATAGGCTAAATTGTCTTACTCACCCTTCTTTGAATACCTGTTCTTCCGTTCAGACGTATACTCTTCAATCTTTTCATCCAGACCGGGAGTGACCTCAAAAATAAATACACTCTCGTGACGATTTGTCTTCTTGGGCTTGATGTCAATAATCCTATAACCATCCTTCAGCAAGTGTCTTGCAATAGATGCTTCAGACACAATCTTGCCCTTTGGCAGAACTGCCATTTCTATATCATTGATTACCATTCTTTGCTTGGTTCCTTTCTTTGTCTGTTACTTGTTTACTTTCATTATCGGATTTCTTGTCCGCTGGCCTTCCACCTTCATCTTCGTTATTTACACTATTTGTATAGGCAGTTAAATAAGGTTTGAAGATCTCGTCCAAATTCTTTTCGTTCTCGCTTTGCCTACGCTCAGTCTCATCAACAATATCAAGACCCAACGTTTCTAGTACCGTCTGACGAGACAAGCCCAAATCGGCGTAAAGTGTCTTAGCCAAATCAATTCTCATATCAGATTCAAGCTGTTCACTGTCGATGACAGTAATTCGTGGAATATACTCAGCATCAATGCCATGCTCCTTCAAAGCCACTTGTGCAAACTTCTCAAGTATATGTTCAAGCTGCTGGCTAATATAATTGATCTGACGCATCAACTGCTTCAAAGAGATATTGGCAGAAATGGTTGAACCAATGCTGCCTGATGCTAAAAATCCAATGCCAAGAGTTGTAAGAACGCGATTCTCATATAGACTCACATTGTCCCTATCAATCAAGTTACTCTTAGGTTCAATCCACTTAACATCTTCTACCGCAGGACTCGCAGTGTAGACACAAATCTTATTCTTTACTGCACGGCTCAATTCACCATGAGCAAAAGCAATGTCATTAAAAGCCTTCCTGTCCCCACCGGGGCCTAGTAAATCCTTCCTGAGAATCTGGACAAGGATATTCCTTGCTCTCACACTACTTGCAGAGTCATCGACAGCCGCGAACTTATCAAGAATAACTACATCACGAAGCGCTCTGAATATCTGGCTAATGCCATACAGAGAAGCACCATCAGCATCTTCGCCAGCCCTCATCACACCAGTGCGCCTATAATCCAATACAGCATACTGATCCTTATTCCTAAAAGCCTCTACAACTTCTTTTGGATATGCCTTCGTAATTTCTTCCTCGTATTTTTGAAAGAAATATGCTTTGCCGCCACGCTTCTTTGGCAAATTATGTTCAAGTCGATTCTTCAACTCAGTCATGTCAATCATGAGAATAGGTTCGCCATCAATCCTATATGGAGCAACCCTAGCAATCGACAACGGGAAAATGTGAATTGTATACTTGTCTTGATTGGCGCTATAATCCATATAGAAGAAATAGTTGCCATGGTTGAAGGTGGCGGGGATAGAAATACGAATCAATTTTTTGACATCAATTTTGTCAAGCATATCCTCTACAATCTTCTTTGCGTTCTCAAGTTTCTTCTTGTTGTTTCTTCCCTTTTCAGAGGGCACTTGATTATAAGAAACTTTGTAATTTGTATTCAGATTCGATCTAATAATAGTGTCAACCATGCCTATCAAGTAATTCTTGATAATGTAATAGTCAACTATATTAGCAATCTCTCTAGTCTTTGAGATACTATTCTGGGGATTAGACGCAAGCTCGTCTATCTTTGCGATTGTCACACCAGTATTACTACTGTCGCCTTCAAAGACACTCGCGTATCTATCATTGCCAGCGAAATAATTTCGCACAGCAGTCTCAAGTTTGCTTGCAATCAAATTCTCATTTGAAATATCAGTAGTAGCAACAATAGTGTCATCTACCCCGCTGACAATTACAAATCCATCCTTATCATTGTCCTTTTGAGTCTTGTTTTTCTTTTCTTTTTCCAAATCGCCCACCTCCCTTCTAATCAAGTGCAGTTACAAAACTGTGAAATTCAAAATTTGTATCTTCTTCAATCGTTACAATGTTTGACCTTCGCATACATGACAAAGCATATCCAGCGAGGGCAGCAGTATAGGCACGGTCATCGTGCATTCTATTCCTTTTCTCAGGGATAAGTTCAAACATAACATTTCCTGAACCAGAGTCAATGCGCTCCATATATAGTAGCTCAATCTTCATCAATTCAGCTTGGGCCAAAGATATTTGTTCCTGAGTGTCCAAGTCAATTCTAATAACCTGATCCTCTTCATCTTTATGTTTTTTCTTCTGGTCTGGATCGGCTATCAAGATATAATCCTTGCCATCATAATTTGGGAATGTCATCAAATGAGCATTCAGCATCTTTTGAAGCGCATCGTAAATGATCTTCTTATACTGTCTAGGCTCAACTAGCTTAACAATTGGCACAGCTTCTTCGTATTTAGTTCTTGCCGTCATATACTGAGGGTGCTGTGGATCAATAATACCCTTGTGGGTAATACCATGATCGTCTTCCCAATTTGTCATCAAGTTATCAGCGACAGCAGACACGCCGCCACCGCCAGCACCAGCGTCGATATAAAAAGATATAATATTCTCATATTCTTGTGCGCCATCGCCGTTATAGTCAACAAGCGCCTTGCGAATAATAGCAAGCTGCTCTGTCATCCTGAGAGGTGTTTTCTTTGGGTTTTCTTGATCTACCATCGAGATAACATTTGCCAACTTTAGATTCAATCCATATTGTTCATCCTCAAGCACTTGCCATATACTCAGTATTGAGTTATCGTATGCACGAGCCGGGTCGTAACAGAATATGAATTTCTGTTTACCATCACCATAGAGAATTGGTCTATACTGTTGACTACAAGCAAGCATAGTATCAGGAGACACAATGGCATTCTTACCGCCGCCACGTCTGAATTTATTTAGTAGTTCCTGCTCTGCCTTCTCAGGATCTTCGTCAAAAGACTTTTTTACCAATTCCTCTGTAATATGAGATTTAGTCGGGATGCCATCAACTGTGCTGTGATATAAAACGGTGTTTATATTAAAATCAGCAACGTAATAATCACGGTCGCCCATTATCATCCTCTTTGAATATAGAGAATATTTATCATACAAATCTGTATCCAAATCTCCAGCAGAGCTAGTATACATAAGTTGAAGTGGAAAAGCAGGAGGCTGTCTCCATTGCACTTTCTCAACAGACAAAGAGAAGTTTTGATCGGTAGTAGCGTAGAAGTCGATAACTTTAGCCCTTTCTCTTGTCATACCCAATGATTCGTCAGCTTGCACAGATCCACGCTTACCACGAATCGCTTCAAGGTTTGTACTCAGTGTCCTTAACTCAGAGTCATTCCACAAAGTGAAGTTATTACCTCTCGTCATGTCGTGGCTAAAACCACTTTTATTTGTAGGAGACACAACAAGTTCACCTAGAAACACATCTGTTACAGACTTGAATGTGGGGTTTATATGTCTAAATATGTCTTCAAGGCTTCTGAAAAAATCAGCCGACTGGCTTGCAGAGTTGCAAGACACAAAAATCTTATAGTTTGGTATAAGCATTAATCTCGTTGCGTCATATATATTTGCAATAGATGTCTTACCGAAACCACGGCTCATGAGCCATACAATAAAACGGGCTTGCCATGAATTCATAAAGATTAATTTCTGAGAATCAAAGAATTTAATCCCCAGCATGTCCTCAACAAACCATACAGGGTTCTTCCTACCCTCTTGAATTATTTTAGTATACAGTTCATACTCGTTTAACTGCCTCTGCGTCAATTCTGCCTTAGTAGGAGGGAAGAAGTAATCCATTACTTACCTTCCTCTAGCGTCAAAGAGATAAACCTATTTTCAAGATTGCGGTTTTCTTCCTCAAGCCTGTCACACTTATCTTGGAGGTTCTTAATCATCTCACGCTGTTCTTTGACCATCTGAGCGTAATCACTATCGGTTAACTCCAGCTGTTCAAGAATAGATTGATGTGACAGGTCTGCAACTTGACGCATTGCGGCAGACGTTCTAACGTCGAACATGTTAGGCTTTGCCTCCCAATATTCAGCGTTCGCCATTTCTTTCATCTTGGCAGTTAAATGACTTTGGGCAGATTTATTTTCTTTCTGATATTTTGAACTGATATTATTATCTTCAGCCAGCTTAGAGATAGTAGCTTGTAAATCTCTCTTAGTAGCTGTCAATGTCTTAATCTCATTTGTATCTGGTCTGACATTCTTATACTGATACGTCAGTAATGCTTCTATTTTATTACTCTGGATAATAGCAGCAACCATTGTTATCAGCGATTGCATCTTGTGGGCATCCTGAAGAATACTTTCGTCTTCAAGATACTTTGCAATTATATTGAAAGCAGAGCGATAGTCTGCATCTTCAAAACCAAATGTCTCGAAAGGGTCAAAACCAAATTTGCTAATTACAAACTTCTTGTTTCTTCTATCTTGAGGTTCCCACGTTCTCTCAATAGCAGCTTGAAGTTTGTCTCTTGTATCAAAAAACTCACCATTCTCAACTGAGTCAATAAATATCTTACCTCTCATCTGGTGAAGGTTTTGACCTCTGGCGTAATTGCCAATCTTTAATACACCATCCTCTATACACGTCCGTGCAAAAGGCTCATCATACGGTAAATCCATGATAGCAGCTATGGCAGCAACACATGACAGAGGTTCATATTTTAAAGAATACTTGCGAAATAGCATGTCCAAGCATTCCTTACAAACTGGTACTCTATTCCATAGGCCAGTAAAAACATATGAACTTGAGTTCCTATAGAAATAATCTTCATACTTTGGCTTACCGCAACAGCAACACGTAATAACATGCCGCTCTCCACGATTGCCATTATCATCTTTCTTTAGATTACTACTGTTTTTAAGTTCAACATTATAAACATGAGTATCAATCTGATCTGCTGAAAGGCTATCCTCTGGACGTTCTGGTGGAGGTAATGGCTTTGGTTTAGGTACTTTTGCTACATTCGCTCTTTTTAAGGACTTCGCCATTGGCTACCTCCTCTCTTTATTGAATATACATTTTCAAATTGTAGTAATCAGCCTTGTTTTGTCTTCTATAATATTCCCGTTCTTATCTAACGAAATATACATGTATCCATTTTGTTGTGGGTCTTGAAGTTTACCATTTGCATAATCCAACATATCCAACTTACAGCAGCATCCTTGCTCATACATACTAATGTCACCGACCTTGTAAAACCCTACCTTATGGGTATGAGCCATCACAATAGCCGTAAATGTACGATTCTCGGTGCGCGTAAAATATGTCACAGCTTTCTCAGCTGTCTTCATCATAGAAGAAAAATAAGCAAGTGGGTGCGCAAATATCACATTACCAACACGACACCACCAGTCGCCGTTGTAGTAAACATCTATGTTCAGATCCTCATAAAGCTCTCTCAGCGGAGGATAATACACTTCTGTCTTATGCAGTCTATCGTTATCCTTAAATCCATCATTTATAATCAAATCCAGCGGAGAGTCTGGCATCAGATTTAGCAAATCCTCATTCAATTTTTCAGATAAATAACGAATCATACGATGCTCGTGATTACCCTTTGTGATAATTACCTTCTTCGGCCTAATCATATCAATCAGGTCAATTAGATACTGCCTAGCCTCAACCATCTCTTCAATCAGATTCACCCTGTACTTCTTGGGAAAAAAACTGATACTTTGACAGTCTAAAATATCCCCATTTAAGACAAGTACATCAACATTACCAGTGTACTTACTGAAAATACTCACAGGATAATGAAATGGTACATGCAGATCGCTGATAGCAAGTATCCTCTGGGCGATATACGTCTCAGAATGTTCACGTTCATAAATACGTCCTCGATTAAATCCAGCATATTCTTTCCTGTAAGCACTCTCAGTATAATTCTTGCCACTTTCACTATTCAGTAAATCAGCGATCTGTTGAGAAGTAATATTATACTGCTCCTTGTTTTCAAACAACCTGACAAAATATTCCTTGAAACTCTCGCCAGCCCAACGGGCGACACAATCCATAGGTGGGTTAGTCTTTATTTCCTTCTTTTGCATTCTTATTTTTTTCCTCCATCTGTGGCTTTAATTCTTCTTTCTTGGCTAAGAACTCTGGATCGTTCATCCAAAGATCCTTCATTTTTTGAAACGTGTCACCATCGAACCATAAAGTCCACGAATACCTACCGTTCGTTATGTAATATTCTCCAGCCTTACACTGCCCCGGAGAACACAACTCATCAAATGCGGTTGCATACTTTAACTTTGGCAAAGAAGACTCTCTGACCATAGACAACTTGTCACAAACACGAATTTTGCTTATGTTCTTTTCATTGATGGCCCAACAGAAAAACTCGCTAAACAGAGAAAGCAATTCCTTCACATCGCTCTTGTTATATACCCTATGCTGGCGAGAATTATCAATGTCCTCCCCTTCAGCCACGTCGTGCATATTGTCACGATTAAAGCGACTGACGTAGAACATGTCTACAAGCTGGTTTAAGGTAATATATATAGACCCGTTCTTTGCGTTTGTCCAGCCCTTGTTTTGCTTACTCACGGATCTCACCCGACCTAGTTGTCTTCCTGATAGTAATGGATAGACCTTCCTCTCCATTCAGCATTTCAAAAATCTTCTTGATGCTGTGTTGCATAGGCTCTTCCTTTGCGGGTTCTTCCCATAGGTCATCGCCGTCCACACGGCAGTTTTCAAAACTCATGTTGATTACTTTCTTCATTTTCTTTTCCTCGCTTTTTTAGTTTTTTTATACTTTTTTTTGAGATATAAAAATCGCCCAACTACCCTACAAAGTACCCCACGTAGGAACGTAAGCCTTCGAGTAGTTAGGCGATTAAATTAGTTATAGTTCATCAGCCCAAGCTGAAATCCAACCTCTATAATTCTTAGTAAGTGTGCATACCTTACACCTATCGTGACTGGCAAAATGATTCATCATCGGGATAAATCCGCTATCTTGTCTATATTTAAGATCGCACTGTTTTTCATGTCCAATACAAACCAATTTTGAATTGGCATTAATTCTGGTAATTGCAGTTTTAATTCCCATGTAATCATAATTCTGTGCTTCATCGATTATATAGACAACAGGACTGTCAATTTCACCAACAGATATACCCCTAATATAAGAATCTGTCTGAGCCACAATTATAGCAGAGCCATCCTTCTGATTTAGCAAATTGTAATCATTTGCAATAACCCTTTGAGGGTCATAACCAAGGCGCGCTACCGCCTGAGCAAGCGGAGCAAACAACGGAGCAGATTTTTCTTCAAGGCTACCGGGCAAAAGCCCCTGCTTAAACTCATGAACTCCAGCCGCAACTTGATAATACACTCCGCTATACTTTCCATATTCACACAGGAGTATTGCCGTCGCTACAGCGAGAGTTGTCTTCCCGCTTCCTGACTTTGCATTACAGAAAACAACGTCGTACTCGTCACTCCAAATTGCATCCCTAAACGCTTCTTGCTCTTCATCTAATTTTAAACCAAAGAAAGGATGATCCTTTAAATCCTTTGGTGGATCAAGTTTTTCAATTTTAGTTTCAGTCGAGCGACTGGTTGATTTCCGTGCCATTAGCACACATCACTCCAATCATTAGTAAATTTAAATTACCTCATCTAAACTATCAATTATCTTGTCAACGATACCATATTCAAGCATCTCGTCCGCAGTCATGTACCAATCTGTCTTCTTCTTACGGTTAAAGAGCTTCTGGTCAATCTTGCAATGATCTAGGAACCACTTTTCGTAAATCTTGTCCTGAGACGCAATATACTTAGTTGCGGCATCAACCTGTTCCTTGATACCTTCGATTCTCGCAGAACCACTGTGGTACATTCCAGTAGAATGCTTTAGCGCAAACCTCTTGTGCCCAGCCATCAAAAGAGTCAAACCATTTGACAGGCACATACCAGCGTTAACTGTATAAACTGGCGTCTTGCTTGCAGCTACAAAATCGACGAAGTTCCAGCTCGCCTGATCCTCGCCCCCTTGGCTGAACACAAAAATCTTTACAGGGACACGCTCTTCAATCGGCTTCCCGGCATCTTCAATATTAGCAATCTGAATCATCTTGCTAATTTCAAGTACCCAAGAATCAATTTCACCCATCACGTAGATAATTCGCTTTTGATATAACTTATAAAAGTTCAAGTTTTCTGGTTCAGGAAGAATATCCTTTGCAATATCTGGGATTTCAACTAACACTTGATCGTTTGATTTCTTCATTCGTTTTCTCCTTATTCAAAGTGTTCAATCTTCTTTTTAGACTCTATCTCTCGCAAGAGCTTCATTACGCCGTAGCTCTCGGCTACATAGTAACTCTTCTTACGTGACGCTGACTGCCTATTGCAAATAGTCACATGTTCATAAGGTAGCCTCTTACGAATCTCGATTGCCTGTTCCCTGTTCACTTGAATCATAATCTTTTATTCCTCTCTTTTATAAAAATAGGAGTACCAGAATAAGGTACTCCATATTATCAACCGTCTTTCAATTTCTTTACATGAATGTCATTTTTATGCCACAATCTTATGTTTGAACTTCAACCAATATATATCAACGTCACCATCTTCATTTTTGGCGCACTCTTCGATAGTATAAACTGGTTTTTTTACTTCAAAAAGTAGACTTGAAAACTCTCTATCAAGAGAACCAAACACAATAGTCCACAATTTTCGTTTAATATCTGCATTCTCAGGCATATCCATCGCAATAAGCAGATCTTTCATTGTAGAATTGTTTAAACACATAGTCCTGATCCCGTTGACACATCTCTCAAAATATTGACTTGCCAATTTTTTCTTTTCTACATTAGAGGCAACTTCCTTATTAGCCTGATACAGCATCCGAGTTTTTCTATCCAAGCTTCGTACCATTGACAAAACAAGATCTACATATCCATTACGAGCATTACTATCTTTAACAGATTGATTCATTATTTCGCCGATTGTCGTTAGGCCCGGTTGCTTCTTTGGCCCACTATTCTTTCTACTATTCACAATCTCTTGAACAAAATCCATAGGGGCCAGCTGTCTTTTGTAATTCTTTTTCTTCGCATTATAGTAGCCCTTCTTTTTAGCTACGTGTGCAAAGAAGTTTGGCTTAATTGCCCTGCCGTCTTCGTCTCGCTCGTCGTATTTTTCACGGACAATCTGAAGCTCCTCCATACAGTCAAGAGGATATTCTTTTTTTGCAGAATCAATTTCAATAGAGCTGAGGATGCTTAAAAGACAATTATCATAATATGCCTTCATTGCGCTATTCCAATCTCCATTTTTATTAATCTTGTCCCACATAATTGTGTTGATCTGTTGTGATAGGTTAACCGTGACACCGATTCTGTCAGAATCGCAGAACAAATCCAACGCTGCTTTATCTGCATTTGTATACTTGCGTTTGCGTTTTTGAGAATCCATTACCATCGTCGGCACTTTAAATGTGTTGTAATGCTTTAATGCACAACGTATGAGCACGTCGTTGTCAGTAAGCAAAATCGTATCTGAGTCGAAATCGGCCCCTGAAAGTCTCTGAAGAATATTTTCTCCGATACTATTAATGGCTACGATCTCAGTAGTAAAATTGAAGTACTTATCGATCTGGCTATTCTCAACATTCTTAGCCAATAATACGTTACCAGTTGAAGTATGAGGTGAGCGACAGCCGAGTAATCTTTCACCATACCTGAAATTCTTTGTATGAATATTTCCTATGCCAAGTAAACTCTCACCATTAAATCTGCCAATCACTTGCTGGAGCAATTCAACAGGATTTCCTACCATAGTTGAATACCCGCCTCTGACTACAATATGCCCTAACTTCAACTCACTAATATAAGCATGAACCGTTTCCTTCTTGAAATCCTGAAACAGCTTCGTTCTCGTAAACTCATCACTCACACCAAGGATCTTATAGATCACATCATTCCTTGTCTTGACACTTACATCATCCTCATGCTGTGCCTTGAAATGAATGTGATACCTAAACGCAGCTACATCTCGCTTAATCAAATCCAAATAGTCAAGTGACGGCTTCAAGAACTCATCTACATCAGCCTTAGTCATTGCCAAGCTATTAATCAACTGATAGCTGACCTTGACGCCTTTGCCGCCCAGATACTTGGGTTTCTTCTCATGTTTGACAACGCCGTACACACTGCTGACATTCTCAAGCCAAGCCTCAAACGTACCATACTTCAGATACTTCAAGCTACTGGGCGTAATGACATACAGCACATCTTCAATCCGCTTTGCGAGAGTCTTGCCATTCAACTGGCTAACCTCAGTGACCCCATTGTCAGAAAACCACTTCTGAAGGTTACAATTGAAAGCCGCTGACTTGAAGAAACTGTTGCGAAGCAGAACAAAGCCATAGGGCGAATACTCACCCATCAAGCTCTTGTCAATCAGACTCTCTCCATCCCAGATAGAGTTGCTGATTTCAACCTCCTTTTCTTCAGCAGTCAGATGCCCATCTGGGCCAGCGCCTACAGCAACTACGGTATCTCTGAACACACTCTCATAGTCATCGACCAACAGGATATTCTCAGGCTTAATCTTAATCGCTCCAATAATACTGCTTGCCGTCAGGCTGATATAACTCTCAATCCCAGCAAGGTCACAATCGTCACCCTCATTGATCTCAAGCCCACACATCTCCCATTCATGAATCAGAGGATAAAGCTTCTCGTCGATGAACAAGCACTTGCCAGTTCTCGCAGACCCAGCAGAGCGCTTGTACCTAATAAACTTAATCCCATCCATATAGAATCCATTCTCGTAGACCCACTCACGAATCTTAGAAGCATTCATAATGGTCTTAAACTTATTGGTGGCAACATACTCACCGTCTACGACCTCAAACCACTTGCCAAGTAACTCAGGTTCAACAGCGTCTTTAAACTTCCGTCCAGTCTGTACACCAAGCAACTGACCATTTTCAACCCATACGCAATCCTTAAACTCGGCATTGCGAGAATCTACATCATATCGAATGTAAGTATCGCTGGACAGGCGGTTAAAATCCTTAACCGAGAATTTAAAAGTAACTGAACAAACATGCTTAGTATAATCGAAATCTCCAATCCTAAAGGAGAAATTATTGCTTCCGTAAACTTCCTCGTAAACATTGCGAAGTTGAATCAACTCAAGAGAGTAGTCAAGGTTTGCACGAAACCGTTTGGTGTTTACAAGGCCATACTTGTTTGTAATTCGGTATCCAATCTTCTCTTCGTCCAAAAGAGTGTTTGTAAGATACAGGTCTTTGCCGTCCACTTGTACAATCCTAACTGAGTTATTCTGAGTTTCCGACATATAAGCAATGACCCTCCTACTTCTGATTTTTAACAATACATAAACCAGCCTGTATTTATTACAAGCTGGTTTACAAGACACCTATTAAAATGTCACTAATCTATTGCTAAATCAACATCACTTTTCGTCCTTCTTTTTCTTTTTATTCTCATTCTTTTTGTTCTGTTCCTTCTGCCATTCTTCTCTTTCTTTATCCATCTCTTCTTGAGACTTCGGCTGATACTTGTCAATCCATCTAATCATTCAAAACCAACCTCCGTTCTAATGCTTTAGCAATCCGTAGTCGTACCCATACTTACCTTGATTTTTCAAATACTCATTATGCATGTCCACAAGGTACTTGTTTTTAATTCTATTATACCTTGTTTTATAAGACTTGTAACTCATATTTCCTTTCTTGTATCGTGCATCAAGGCTACTCAGGCTACCCGCCATCTGCTTTTCTGCTTTTGTTTCAAATGATCTCATATGAGACATAAACTCTTTTGCCTTAAACCCATCTCTTTTTGAAATATAATACACTCCTTCTTTTGCAGAAGCAAATGCGGCTTTCTTATTAGAATACTTTGTAAAACCAACCATATCACCACCACCGTCGCTATCAACAACAGAAAATGTTCCACCTAAGACACCTTCGCCTCTTGTATGATTATGAATGTCATAAGCTTCTTGACGAGATATATGTGCTGGCGTACTTACTTCAGTGCCAGTTCCCTCTGCATTATATATCGTTTTTCCGTTTTTGTCAAACGCAGTCAAATTCTCTCTTGTTTTATCTTTTATCTCATTAGCGATCTTTTTTATCGTACTCATCTGCCTTTTATCAAGTCCAGTCTTTTCACCTGTGTATGATAATGGAGAATCTGACAAGTCTATTTTACTACCACTTTTATTATCATTGACAGAGCTTGTCGTATTGGTCACGTTACTTGCTACCTTTGGTTGATTACTATTTGATTTTTTTACGCCAATTATTTTAGCCTGTTTTACACCTTTTTGACGGAGCATGATTATCAAGTTTTGTTTTGCCTCGTCTAAGTCTTCTCCACGGACACTTATTGTATGCTCTTTCCCATCTTTGTCTCTATAAGTAAATGTATATGTAGCGGCAGTACTATTTGCGCCATCGCCTCCACCACCTCCCCCGCCAAGGCCGCTCCTACTACCACCGCCACCAAATAGTTGCAAGCTCATCCTAAACATCAGCCATCAACTCCATATCGCCAGCCTCTCTATTCCACCTGAACCCTTCATCCATCTTTACTACATTTCCACGACACTCCTTGGGCAACTTTCCCCAGAACATAATTGTCTCAGGTTGAAGCCTTTCAAGCATCGCGTCATAGCCATATACAAACAACTTCCTTGCTTCTATGTCTCTCTGAGTGCCAAAACTCCCTATTGCAACACACCCACCGACAGGTTCACCATCAAAGCACCACTTATGACTTTCCTTGTCACTCCATTCAATTGTAGGAAAAACCTTGACTCCCATGTCTTGAAGCCAAGCCCCAACGTAATGCTTTCGATAATGACTCCATATATTGACAGCCACAGGCCAATCAGTATACACGCTCCAATCTGGCGTCAGCACGGCATCAAACTTTGAAAGCATTCTCATGTATCTACTAAACTGATTCCAAACCTTGTCAAACTCATAATCGTCTACAAAGAAGTGAACCCCTATGCCATCAGGATCTTTAATCTTCTGAGCTTCATTGAATCTCACGTACTTACAATCCACAAACTTTTCAGGCTTGATCTCAGGAATGCCGTATGGGCCAACTCCGGGAAATATCTTTTTCTCAAGGTTATTCCAGAACATATTCTCTCTAATCGGCATACTCTAAAGCAACCTCCGCACATTCCCTCTCGTAAATCCTGTATTCTCTCTCCCCAATCATCTCTAAACAATAATCAGGTACATACCAATCATCGTCATTCCTCTCGCACAGCATCTTTTCATACTCTGCCATCTCGTCTCTTGTACCATTTCCAAATAGCCCATCTTCCATTTGACAAAATCAGCTCCCTTCCAATTAAGCCCCCTTACAATCTATCCATTCCTTTGCATATCCAAAGTCTGTCGTGTAATAAACTGTACGGATACCAGCATCCCGAAGCCCTACGAGACATGCCCTGCACGGTCTAGCAAGGCCCTTATCCCTACTCTTGCAAACCCTGTACACATATACCTTCACTCTCTTGAGATCAACATTAGGTATCTTCCTCAATTTCGTTATCAAACTAATCTCAGCATGTACTTTGGGCAAACAGTCAACACAATCAGTCTGAAATTTCCGATATATGTTATACTTTGACTGCAATGGATTTGTCTTCTGGCTTGAATACGCAGACGCGATAACTCTACCTCCGCATACAGCTACCGCGCCTACTCTTGTAGAGAAATCACTTTCCAGCGCAACCTTTCTAGCTGCCTCAAAGAACCTGTAATCTCTCGCCATCAAGGCCGGATGCGAATCATTCATCCAATTCAGCCTTCTTCTCAGCCTTCTTTTCTCTCATCTTCTTTAGCCTCTCGGCGGCAGCAACCTTCTGATCCTCAGTCATTTCTCTCTTGCTACTCTCGTAAAAGCTCACATGAGCATATTTCTTGGGGAGATGAACAACAATCGTTCCATCTTCATTTACCGCAACAATACGTACTTCATCTGGATGAGACTCAGCCAATGCCATAAGCTGTTTAATCATCTTTTTCTGATATGCCGTCACACTAACCATATCGTCAACATCAATCCAGTTCACGTTCATTTCCCTTATATTTTTAGGCAATTTATTCCCCATATTTTTTCTCCTCATTTTATTTCTGGCCCGTATTCAGTTTTCAAGGATCGTTGACCCTAATCTCACAAATCCCAAAACGAAAAAACAGGGATAGACTTTAGTCCATCCCATTCAAAGAACGAAACTAAAGCCTATCCCTGCTTTATGATTAGCGAAGCGAAAGCTGGGATTTATTCAATTGTCTCTTTGTAGGCAACTATTTGCGCCAGTTAAGAAACTGAACCCCTCGCCGCGACCCGACGAGAGCCAAACCAAGTCCCTTGGTGGTGAAGCGCTTAGGGAAGATTTGGGTAGTTGCCTACATTGATATTATACTACACATTATCTATGTTGTCAACATTTTTAACAGCTTTATCTATATTGAAAAGCCACATCAAATTGAATCTGTATATTCAACTTCCTTAATCTCGCACTTTGGCATCCGATCTCCACTCTGTGCCAACGGCTTATCAAATCCAACACTCCATGAAGTTTCGCCCTCTTCAGGATAGTCATGCCACATTCGAGTGTACCGCAAGGTCGTATACAACTCCCATGCCCTCATTTCATCTTCATCTCTAACCTTCACATCAGGTTGACCCCAATTATTGGTTCCAAACACATGACGCGCAGCCATCTCAAGAAGCTCATTGGCAAAATCGCGTTCTTGAATCCATCGATCAAAATGACCTTCCTTCCAATCATCTGGCATTATGTGCCAAGTAATCTCCCTGAACTGGCCTAGCTTTAACCTAGCATACAATTCCATTGCATGTTCGCAGATCAGTGCGGCCTCACGGCTCATTTCGAGCGTCACGCGCTCTTCTTTCTTGACAGCTTCCTTCTTATCAGCCATTTATTCGTCCTCCGCATAATTCTCATCATCACCGGGAAAAGTGCTACTCGTACCTACTAGAATCCAATTCTCATACCCTTGTTCACCGCATCCGGGACAATCTTTCTCAGACAAATTCTCAAATGCCCTCCAACTATTACTATTATGCAAACTATATGAATCCATGTACAATTCATGTTCACACTTTCTACATTTAAAAACGATATACATTATTTCTCCACTACCTCGACTTCATCCTTCAGTATCTCAACCGTATTCTTTACCGCCCTCTGTAATACCTCATTGGGTATTTCCACATCATACACTTCTCCACTTCGTGCCATACCAGCGGCAACGCAATCACATATCATTTCAACCACATCAAACATGTCAACATCTGGACGAGCATACACACCCAAGTGGTGGCGTTCATTCTCGTAATAATGTTGCTTTGCCCATTCACCTTCCATAAAATCAGGCAAGCGTCCTTCAAGTGTGGCACACAGGTCACGATAGAACATTGACCGATACGGATCTCTCCTTTTAGTCCAATCGTGCTCTGAAGACTTTATCTTGAGAATCTTACAGAACTCATTTATCAAATTCTTCACGTCTTCCATGTGAGCCGAATTTGCCATATCAAATTCATTTATTGTAGGCACATGATCTGCGACACGGCTGTCACCATTTGTATTTTTACTAATTCTTACCATCTATTGAAAACTCTCCTAACAAAATACAAAATTTATCAATGCAAAGAAACCGATAGCGGCAGCGACTATAAGAAAGACACTCAACACTACCGATACAATGCCAACTGTTCCAAGTACAACCCTAAAAATACGATCATCGAATTCTACATCACCAACGTGGCTACGCTTTGTGACTTGATTATTTTCTCTCATTCCCATATAAACTCGTCTGTGACCTCCTCGCCATTTTCAATGCCAAGTACTCTAAAAGCTTCCTCACCAGCACTCATAAAGTAATGAAAAAATTCTTCCTTTTCCCCATGCTCTTCAGTGCAATACTGATAAACCATTCCTCGCAAGGCGCTATCATACTCTTTGAGGAGTTTAATGGCATCATCTCTTAATTTCGCTCGACATGCAAAAATATCAGCGTCGTCATATGAGCATTCGTCACAATGAGAGCAATCATTCTTCAGCATACAAGCACTAAGCCCATCAATTACTTTATGCAACTGCTTATTCAATACAAAACCCCTTTTCAATGTCAACTTCCTTAATCCTCAACAAATTAAGCAAGAACACACAAGTCTCTTTCACGTCACCGTCGTTATTCTCGATTAGTTCTTCAAGTGTTTCCTTGTATTGGCTCAATGCAAAATCATAAGCTTTTATCAATTTTAAAATGTCGATCTTAATCTGATTCAAACAATAACCACTTGATAAATCTACAATAAAATTGTCCCCGTCACGTTTTGCAAACTGCCTCTCATTATAAGGACAGTTAGGGCAATCAAGCCCATTATACTCTTCATCAATACAAACTTCTAAACCTCTAACCAATTTCTCTTTTAAATTCATTTATCTATCTCCTCTGGTACATACCTCTTCAGCCTATCCCTACACCCAATCTCTTCCATCCAAATCTCTCTGGCCCTTCTACAAATCGGTTCCCAAATAGGACAATCAATGTTCTTCAATCTAAGCATCTTATCAATTCTCTCATCTTCAAGAGGAATAACCGCAGGCCAGATGCTTTTTACTTCGCCATTCTCAGCAGCATAACCATAAGCTCTCGGATCACCGTCATGACGAATGTCAAGAATCGTGAGCCTATCACCTACAATGTAAACAGTCACCTTATGGTTAAACGACACATCGGCATGAGCGATTCTGCCGTCAGGCCAAATAAGCGCACTGCCAAACCAAGTCCTATACTCTGCGCACCCAGTCTCTTCAATTATATGATGTGGCTTACGACCTTCCCAGATGTCATTATTTGGATCTTTACCTGTAAGGTTATATGGGTTCATGAAATCAGGATTAGAATGTTTGTTGTCTTGATAGGTAACTACAACCTTCTTGCCTTCACCATTTTTCTTTTTACCCAATCAATTATCACTCCTTCCCGGCTTCGGCGGCAGCTCACACCAATGCGACGGTTTCTTAGTCAATGTCTGATAGGAGTTCATGGCTGTAATCAACACCCACTCGTTACACTTCTTCCAAGCGGGATGTACATGCCATCCAATTCTGATCTTATCATCCACAGGAGTATAAAGGAGGACGTGTTTGCCGTCCTCCGGGAGTCTTTCATTTACATCAATCCAGTCGATCATTTATTCCTCCATTGGCAGTTCTGGTAGATACATCCAATGCGTCACAGTACCATATATCCCAACACTGCCGTATTCATCCCAATTATGAATCACTTCATACCAACCTTCCGGGACATAAAACTTGTCTTCTTCCTCGTCATAATCCCAATCTACATCTTCACTCCAATAAATATTAGCTTCTACACTATGATGGTTAACATGATATGCTTCACAAACATATCGCCTACCATAATCATTCTTACAGCATACGAGTACATTTTTCTCATCTTCTGGGAGCCTATCATTTACATTTATCCATGCACTAATCAAGATCATGTTTCACCTCATATTCTACTCCAAACCCATTAGTGCGCCGCAATTTGGACAATAAGACAGTTCTTCCTCGCGTGTCCAACTGTTCCTTAGCCCCTTCATGTGCCATTGGCACTCGGAACACTCATAATGTCCGTGATATTCAGGCGGCATCATGCCCGTCATCTTGACCCACCGCCCATGTACCACAGGCACGGCGTCAGCGGCGGGGATAGATTCAATAACTTTGATTACGCTTTCAGGGCTTACATCGCCATAATTTCGATCAACACGTTCATCGTCGAATGCTTCAATCGCCGCCGCCCTTGAAATTAAATCGCCCATCTTATTCATCTATCACAAAGCCTCCATCTCCACCATTCATACAAGGACAAAAATACCACTTGCGGTACTTCGGTTCAGGCATATTGCGCAACTGTTTATCGCCCATCAATTTCTTATATTCCGACTCAAGTCTCTTGACCTCTTCCTGTCTCATATTAATGATTTCCTCATTCCGTTTCTGTAAAGCAGCGTCCCACTTTTTTATACTGCCTCGTATACTATTCATTACTTCCTCTGGAGCACATTGCAGATTAAAGTCTTGGCTCCAACCGTCAGACATACTATTATCCTCCATTAATAAACTAACCATTCAATCACTGCTATGCGAAATCCATCCAGCCAGCATAACAGCTATTCCAATAGACAACACCCATCCGGGAACTTCAGGATTTATAAACGGATTGATATACACATATAAAGTACAAAACAGCCAAATAAAGGCTGATATTATCAATTTGAAGAGTCCCATTCTTTCTCCTCCACTTCTTCTGGATGTTTATCTCTAAACTTATGTTTTCTATTCTCTTCACACCACTTACAAGTGCCATGATTTCTACAAGTACAATCAATAGCCTTTGGCCCACGATAAGGCTTTCGCTTTTCCTTGCCGTGTTCTATTGCTTTATCAAGTGACATTCTATTTCTCCCTCGATTTCATCCATTGCCACGGCTGTATAGTCTCAAACCGAACATACTCTGGCTGTTTTACACAAACCGTCACTTTACAATACCCATTACTATTTGCATATTCACATGGTTTTCCATTCTCTCGACAAATATGCATGCAAATCATCCTATAGGCATCAAGCCAATCGTATATCATGCTATTCTTTCTCCTTCGGCACTTCAGGAATACTCATCCAATACCTCGCAACAACTCTGCACTTTCCATCAATATGCCAACGTCCTCCTATATGCCAACCTATCTTAATTCCTTCACATTTTGACACATCATTTATGCCAGCACTCTCCCATTCAGCATATACTAATACATCTTCACATTCTTCTGGGAGAGAGTCGTTGACGTTAATCCAGCTACACATATTGGCCCTCCTTTGGCGGTCTTGGCAATGGCATCCAATATAAATACCGTTCAATGTCATTAAACCCATTTTTGTTAACAAAATAAGCATATCCACTATCCGTATAGTCATATTTCTCAAGACTTCCAATTTCTATTCCTTCTACAGGGGAATACAAAAGCACATCCACGCCTATATCTGGCAATCTATCATTGACATTAATCCAATTAGTCATCTCAATTCTCTTTCGGCTCAACCTTTTCTTTCCAGCCGCCGCAACACCCTATTTTTGGTGCATGGCAACCTGTTTTGAAGCAGTACTGCTGTTCGACTTCGTAATGCGCACAGTTCTCACAAAAAGCGCTCATACCTTATCCCTCCTTCGGCTCAATGCCCAGCTTCTGCGCAATATCGGCGGGAATAGGAGTGTTCACACTTGCCATCAATAGTATAAGCAACTGTTCCGCATCAGTACATTGTTTCCCCTCCTCAATTTTAAACCCCTGTTGCACAGCCAATTCAAGCCACGTCGGATAAACCACCGGGTGTTCTACAGGGTGTTCTGCGGCCCATCTCATTACAGTATCTTCCAACTTACCAGCCTCATACTCGTGAATATGACTCATCGCTTGAGCATAA